CCAGACTGGCGTGGTATCCTCAACAATCTCCAAGGACACTCTAAGGGAGGTGAGCTTACATCTGACATCCTTAAGGACACCCCAGATGCCCTGATTGGATACCTGAAGGCTAAGAAGTGGACTGATGTTCGTGATTGGGTATTCGCCCACTCTTACATTCATCCCAAGAAACTGGAGATGGACATCTACAAATCACTTCAGCCACACTTATCTGATTCATCAAAGCCCCAAGCTGTGCTTATCTTTGCTGAATACAGCGATAAGATAACAACAGGGGCTGATCCGAGCATCACTCTCTTAGCTCTTGCTACCCAACTAATGATGGAGGTGACATTCAAATGAGTATCCCTTTTAGTGACCTACCTCAGGACATCAAAGATGAGTTCTATTATGCAGGTAGGAAGGGTGACTGGACATCCGAAGAGGCTTATGAGCATCTTATTCCAGAACACCTTCGGGACAACCCGGAGGAAATTCGTGCGTTCATGAACGGTGGCACCTTCACTGAAGAGGTGTATATTGGTGACAGAGGACGCGCTGGTGGCGGGTATTATGAGACAATAGAGTATGAGGTAACCGATAAGGACATCTCCCGAATTGTCTCAGGCAAGAACGGTGGTGAATACTCAGTCGAGAATACCATCATGGAGGATATGTCAGCCAACCGTTCGCGGGGTGCGGCTAACATGACCCCAGAAGAGTATCAACAAGTGGTTGAAAATAACTCAGTTGATGCTACAATTATAGAGAATCATTTTACAGAGGACATTATGTTCAAAGACACAGAAGTCGTGACTGAAGTTGCAGGAGAATCTCTCCTGGACGGTGCAATGGGTGCAATGTGGGAAGGAGTTCTTCCTGCTGCTGCAGCCGTAACAGCTGGAGCTTATGTCGGTGACAAATTTCAAACAAAAGAAGATCGACTCGGTTACGGGGCTTTGGCAGCCGGAGGTGCAGCGCTTCTGGCTTGTACACCTCCCGGTCAGATTGCGATGCTGGGTTTCGCAGGTTACAAAATCTTCAAGGCTGGACAGAAAGTCGTTGATGGACTGAACACNNATGCAACTGAGAGCGCAATGCCTCTCAATCCTTCTAAACAAATTTGGGACTGACATCAATGAAGATGGCAGTCTCAAGGTTTCAACCGAATCCATTTACGCCTGTGCCCATGACTGGGTGTCCCAAGGACATCCATCTCCCATGGGGATTGTTGCATATTTTGAGGCTTATCACAAAGATGGACAAGCATGAACGATGTGAGAAAGTTGGCATTCATCTCCGACATCTCCAAGAGTTGTTAGGAGCTGAAGTCTCCTACTCATCTACACTCGATTACAGTGGTCATTCCACTCGCAAGATCACTCTCACATATGATTATGAAGCTTCTGAAGCCGATTCCCATCCTCCTGGCTAGTTCTGTTATAATGAATGCAGCGGTGTTATACATGGTAATTCAACATCAGCATGGTCCATTCACTGTTCAATGTCGTCAGACTAGATTCCAAATTCCCCTGGTTATGACGTGTCAATACCCAACTGCCAATGAATACTAATGAGCAACCTCCAGTTCCTGATGACTGGAGAGATGAGATGGCTAATTATGTCTCCGATAAAAAAGAGGTTAAACTCCTGAAGGAAGGACCTCATAGTCTGGCACAGTCCTGGCACTTGATGGCATTGCGTCATCGTTACAAGAGAATCAAGGGCATCAAAGATGTTCCTGCACCTGATTGTCAATCATCATTCAAAGAGTGGAATAAAGGAGTAGATGACAAAAAAGAATCCATTTGATTATGTCAAAAATATCAATTCCAAGAGAGGATATGATTATGATCTTAGCGGTTATAACCCCTTTCTTACCAATCGCGCTTTTAGTGCTTTTATAGACACCATCATGTTTGCTGAGCAGATGAATCAAGCTCATCAGCTCTCTCCTGCTCTCCAATACGACTTCTATTATTATGGCATTCGCAAAGGATCACGATTCGACCCAATCCCCAAGACACAAGAGCCTGAGGGACTGGATGTGGTTATGGAGTATTATGGATACTCACGACAAAAAGCTCTTGAAGCACTGCGATTACTTTCCAAACAAGACCTTCTAAATATATGCAAATCTCAGGACAAGGGCGGACGATGATACAGTTCACTCAAGCAGAAGTGTGTCAACTGATCAAGGCATGCGAAACTTATAAACAGAAGACAGGATCAGAGTATATGTGGGATCAGTATGATGATCTCCAGTCGAAACTCAGATCCTATGGAGAGGAAGTCACTGAGGAAGAACACCTAGTCTGTAACAATTGATAGAGATAAATAATTAAAAATTTATCTTTACAATGGATTGGAACGCTCACCAGATGGTAGAGTGTCGACTGAAGCAACCCGATGATTTCCTAAAGGTTCGTGAAACTCTAACCCGGATTGGGGTCGCAAGTCGAACAGAAAACAAACTCTATCAATCATGCCATATCCTTCATAAGCAAGGCAAGTATTATATTGT